CATCCTCATAGCTGTGATGAATGCCTGACCTTCAACACCAATTCCCGAAATGGAGCTGGCTGCTTTATCCATTTCTACCGCAAGTGCCTGTACATTCTTTCTGTATTGTTTTTCTGTTATTAAGCCATTGGCTTTCTGCGCACTCAATTCCGCAAGCCTCTTGGAATACTCTTTTTGAACATTTTCAAGCTCAACAGCACCCGCCAAAGCATCCTTTTGCCTTACTGCCGCATCTGCTGTTTCTTTTAATTTCTTGTAAAAATCACTCTCTAAAACTTTCCGATCGTTAGAGCCGCTAGCCTCAGCATACAACTTGATATTCAACTCTGCTAATGCCTTATTATATTCTGCCTGAGATATAGATCCTATCTTATATTTTGCCTCCAATTCAGACAGTTCTTTGGCTGACTTTTCTTCCAGTTTCTGCAATGTTGTTTTCTGGACTTGCCCCTCTTCAATACCACCTTGAGATACACCCGCACCTGTATTTACAGTATTAACTTTAGCGGTTGATTGTTCCAACTTCGTATTAATATCGGCTAAAATCCTATTCTGTTCCGTAAGTTCCGCATCATATGCCTGTATATCCGAGCCTGTTCCTTTCCCAAATTCATCATGCACTATTTTTTTTATCCCATTCCATAATACATTTACACCCCATTCACTCCCCGATGCTACTTCTTCTTTTCTTTCGTTTTTTCTCCTCTTAATATTCTCTATATTACTCTCTACTTCTAGCTTTTTCTGTGTCAAATAATCCACTTCCGCAGCAGCTTTCAAAAGTTCAACCCGTTCCGCAAACTTCTCATTCAAATCTCCTTGAATAACAAGATTTTTTTCATCTATAGAGTAGTTTGTATTAAGCTGCTGATTTATTTTAGACAAAGCCGCTTTACGCTCATCTATGCTACGATTCAAATCAGTCGCTATCTTATACTGTGTCTGTAGATTAACAATATCTGATGTATTGGTGCTCTTTCCTAATTCAGCCTTATAATCAGAGAACAAGTTTTTTATTCTCTTGGCTTCCTGATACATTACTACCAATTTCGCCACAATCGCACCGATAGCAGCTATTACCGCAGTCGGAGCAATGGACACTAGAGCAGTTTTTATAGATTTTACAGCATTGGCAAACATCATCCTCATTGTAGAAGTCGCTTTTTGCGATCTCCATGCAACTTCATCGAACGATTGCCCGGCTGCTTTTGCCGCGCGCCTAGCTGCTGCTTTTGCCGCTAATTCAGTTTTTTGAAAAGAAATGATCAGTTTATTAACCAAGCGACTAGTTACCAATACAGATATAGCAGTAACAACGTAAGTTATAAGACTTTGTATATTATCTGCCGCTGTTTGAATATATCCCGTAAGCCAGTCAATTATTGATTTATATTTACTTTGTACATCGGACTTATTGACCAGCCCGGTAAATGCATTTTTCAAACGATTCAGAGAAGTTTCCAAATTATCAGTATCCACATTAGGAAGCATCTCATTCAATGCATCCGCAAATCTTGGAAGCACATCCGCGCTCAATAATTTACCTTCCTTCAACAACTTATCAAGACCTGCAACACTCGTTCCTGCCGCTTTGGCCATAGCTTGCAAGGCTATCGGCAACCGTTCTCCCATCTGCAAACGCAATTCTTCAGAGCTTATCTTTCCTTTGCTCATCATCTGAGACAGAGCCAAAAATACACCATTGCTGTCCTCTGCACTCATGCCAAATGCAGTTGTCGCCCTTGACAGGGATTCAAATATTTTCCTCTGTTCCTGCATAGACATTCCCGATATACTAGCCGCTGCCGTAAACTTCGCGTAATTCCCAGTAAGAGCATTTATCTCCAATCCATATTTTTTCGCCAAATCTAAAAGGTAACGCTGATTGTCTGCAAATTTGGACATTGACCCTGAAACATTCTTCAATGCGGTTGTTACCCTGTTTGTCTCTTTCGCCACCTCTATAAATCTAGTCACAAGATTGGACAATCCTATACCACCGACACCTAATGCAGCCGCAAAAGTCAGTATCTGAGCCTGCATGGCCTGAAATCCTGCCTTAACCTGATTGGTCCCCTTTCTGAAATTCTCCGTCAGAAAGTTAATTGCTATTGAAAATGATAATCTACCGGCCATATTAATTCCCCCTACTCTTCCAGTTTATTTTATTTATATCAAACAAATCACCATTAAGGAACTTCATCAACTGTTCTTCATTCTCACGCATTTCCTTTTCAGCCTTACGCCTCATCTCATCCGTTTCCCATGGGAATGGGTATAATACTTGTGGGGATGATACCTTTTTCCCATCTATATGAGGAAGTATTGATATATAGGTCCATAATCTGGCATTTTCCAGCTCTTCTTTGCGTTTTCTTTCGTAAGCTTCTATATATAATGGCAAATCACACAAATCCATTTCCTCCATCGCATAATGAGCGTCCAACCCACCCATTACCAACATGGATACTATCTCACCAATACTACACGATATCCTCCCTTCTGATTTCGTATCATCAGATGATTCAGTTCCTTGGAATTGAGCCATTATGCCCATTGCCCTATCAAGTCTAAACATCAGATCCTTAAAAATACCATCATTCTCCAATGCAGTTTTAAAGACCTCAAATGTATAAGGAGTGTTATCCACATTCATTACGTATAAAAAAGCATCGATATCTTCTTTTGATGAATAGTCCATCTGAGAGAAAGGCTTTTTCATCAATTGTTCCCATCTGATAATCATCCTCACGGTATATCTATGAAAAACAGCATTCTTTATCGGTTTTTTAGATGGAACCGGATGTTTTTCCTCTCGTAAACACCATCTTGTAAAAAAGAAGAGAATTATAATACAACTAACAGATATTATTACTAATTCCATATATTCTTATTTTAAAAAAGGCAGTCTGTATAACTGCCTTCTCTTATTACATTTTAATAATTACGCACCAGCACCATCCTCTAACGGGCCCGTACCTTGAAGCGTTACAGAACTTGTACAGATCGCCCCATTATCAGCCTTCATTGATAGTGCGGTAATGATTGCATTGCCTTTGACATATTCCTCCCCTTTAGGGAAGTCGCCTTCTGTTTCTTCTGTTTTGGCGATTACAAACGGAATTGGAGTACGCTTCTTCATCAATTCCTTCAACGTAACAAACGACATATGCCCCGATTTTAAAGACAACATACTTTCGCTTGATACTGTATAACCTAACTGTCCTGTCAGGTATTCTTTCCAGTTACCCGACATCTTGTTGCTGGTATCAATTGTATCTGCACTAATATCAATGCCACACGATGTGCCAAAGGCTATCGGAACTATTTCTTTTGTACTTGGTTCTTTAGTGACTTCAACAAACAGCATTAACTTGTCACCGACAATCATGTCTTTACTTGAATCATACTTTTTTTCTGCCATAATATTTAAATTTTGATTATACCACTAACCAAAATTTTGTATGACAAAAACAAAAAAAAGGATACTGAACTTAGTATCCCTTTGCTAATTATAAAGAACTGATCGAAAATTGAAGCACTTGAACGTACTTGTTATCAACATAATCCTCTGTAGAATCTTCCAAATGAATCGTCATTGTTGGATTTTTAAAACTTCCCTCCAAAGCTGAATATATCAAGGAAGCAATCTGGTTACTTCTGTCGTAGTTGTCACTGATCACACTAACATAGACGATAGGTATTTGACGGGCGACTCCCATTTTACTATACTCTTGCTGATATCCATCACGCTGATATACTATAAAATCACCATCTGTCCCATCCGGAGCCACTATAGGATAAATTTTCCTACCGATAAAAGTGCTGACATCCTTAGATTCCAAAAGTATTCCACGTATCTCCGTGGTTATTCCAAACATATTCATACTTATCTTCTTTCATTGATTCGCTGGATAGCCCTTTTTAAGCCATCATACAAAAATCGCTCCGCCTTGGCCTCCTCAGATTTACGGGCATCCGACCAAAAACTATTCCCAGGCATAATACCGGATGTGCCAGTAAGCGGGTGTGGACGTTTTCTTGTTCCCATATCCACGAGATGAGCATGAGCTCCTGATTGTGTAAAACCGGACAGTGCACCTAACTTCCTTCTCTTTACTCTCGTAGTAAAAGAGCTTTCCAAATTTCCTGTAACCTTTCCACTTTTACGCATTCTTGCACGGAGATTGGTTTTTCCCTTACGCATGAAAACAGAAGCAGCGGATCTTAGTCCACTACGGATTGCTTTATCCTTTTCAAAATCCTCCAGATTCCAAACTAGATAATGAATATTTTCTTGATCTATTACTTTTAGCTCCATAATCATGTATCTATTCTACCAAGAGTTAAAATCAAAGTGTTATCTCTTTGAGGATCTATCATTTTAATCTCATATACATTATTCATGTATACAACCCTTTGCGTATTCTTTATCACGGGATATGCTCTTACCTGAAAAACAACCGTTCTTCCAATAAACTGCTCCATAGCACTTACCCCATCCTTATCCACTACTAATGACATCTTTCTACGATATCCCTTGCAACGAAAGATTTCCTCATACTCCCTCACCACAAACCCGGTATCAGATTGATGCTCTCTCAACTCTTTAAATACCAATGTCTCATATAACAATCCAGCTCTCATAAACTATAATCCCTATACAGGGATAGCAAATATTTAACCCCTTG